TATTATATAAATTAAACGATTTTTATAATAAGCATGATTGTTGGATGACTTATGGTGGGTTTGTAGTGTGGAATGGGCATGATAGTGATATTGCACTACCATACCCACAGTCAACATTATTTGATAATTTTGTTCACACTCACAAACTTTATAGAAAAGACCATTGGCGAGCATCTCATATGAGAACCTATCGATCATTTTTATTTAAATCATTGCCATCGGATGCAATACGTTCACTAAAAGATAATGAATATTATTGGCACGCGTCTGATTTAGCATTTCAGTTTCCTTTTCTAGAAATTTGTCATAAAGATAAAATCAAATTAATAGATTTTTACGCGTATGTGTATAATCACAGTGATATTAATCAATTAAGAACGCATGAAAGAGAAAGTAAGGAAAATCAAAAATATGAATTTGAAATTAGAAATAGAAAAAAATACACAGAAGGATTACCGCCAACTAAGCTACCACAAATTAATATAATTGGTGATTATAGAGAACGAAATAGTATCCCAAATAAATTTTCATATTCATATGGATTGGAAGATGGTGAGTTTGATATAACATTGATTCAAGATATGGATATTATTAAATTCATTAATGGTGATATAACTATTAATAGAGGTAAAATTATTGCTGATATACATGAAGCTCCGCATTTATTAGAACAACAGCAAGTTTATGATGCAGTTAAAGAAAATTCACATTTATTTGATTTGATTTTAACATTTGATTCAGAATTATTAAAATTACCAAATTCTAAATTTAGAAACGGCGGATATGAAGTTGTTTTAAATAAAAATGTACATTTGCAACAATATCCTATGTTGCAAGATGATTCTTTGCAACAAATTTATGACAAATGCAAAATGATATCTTTTATTACATCAAATAAAACAATGACCGAATGGCATAGATTTAGACTTTCATGTGTACAAAAGCTTATACAATCAAATGTGGCAGTTGATTTATTCGGTAAAGGTATTAAAGATATTAAAGGTAAAATTGAAGGTTTACGTGATTATAAATTTTCTGTTACAATTGAAAATGGATTACATGATAATTATTTTACGGAAAAAATTCTAGATTGTTTCTTAACAGGAACTATTCCAGTTTATAAAGGTTGTAAAAATATCAATGAATTTTTTGATATCAATGGTATTATAACATTTGATACTGAAGATGACTTAGTTGAAATTTTAAATAATTTAACTGACGCAGATTATGAATCTAGAAAAGATGCAATTCAAATAAATTTTGAATTAGCAAAAAAATATGCATATGATAATGATTTATTATATGAAAAGTTTTTTAAAGATTTGATTTTTAATGGAAATTAATTATATTAATAACAATGTATAGATATTTACACCCAACTCAACCTAATTCCGGAATGTTTGCATTTATATGGCAAACAATTAGAGCAATGTATCATTTTCCCAATGATAAATATTATGTATATTTTGGTAGAGAATCTTGTTATTTCGATGAAGAAATGTATATTCAACAAGATATCGAAAATGTGTGGGATTATTATTTTGAACAACCCCATACTAATAGAATGCCAATTGAAATATTATCAGAAGTTGGGTTATTACACGATGAATGGAGCGAATTCAGAGATGTATATTTAACACCAAAATTATACGAACAGCGAAGAGCGGAATATCATGAAATTATCAAACAACATGTACGATTGTTACCGCATGTAACAGAAAAGATTGATAATTTTTACAAACAATATTTTAAAGATAAAAAAATATTAGGAATTCACGCTCGTGGTACAGATCACCCAGATAAAAAAAATATGTCATACTATATCGAACAAATTTCAAAATATGTTGATGATTATGATTATATCTTTATTGCATCGGATGAACAATATCGTGTTGATTGTATCAAACAAGCGTATGGAGAAAAAGTTATAGAATATAATGTAACATTTAGAAGTATTTCGGAATCCCCATTACATTACCATAATTCATATCAATGTAGTAAATATTATATTGGAGAAGATGTTATAATTGAAGCATACTTATTATCTAAAGTTAATATGTTACTTTGTTGCACAGGTTCCAATGTTAATTATTTTGTACGAGCATTAAATTTAAATTTACCATACTCATACCTATGATACAAATCAATCTATTTAATACTTCAACAAATCAATATCGTTTACCATTAATTAAATGCGCGTTGCACGAACTTTGTAATATTACAAAAGAAAACAAGCAAAAAATACATTTAGTTGTATTTTTTCACGAATCTAATCAAAACAATTGGATGCAATTATTGATACCTGTTGTAGAGTCTGGTGTTGAAGTATCTACGGTATCATTACATTCAGATGAGTATAATTTAAAAATGCAAGTTATACAACAAAGTTTAGCTGATTATATATGTAAGTGGGATGATGATGTTTTTATCAACCGCTATGTTTGGAATTTTATGATTGAAAATGTTAATCAATTAGATAATTCTAATATTTCTGTTATAGCACCTACATTATCAAATGGAATGCCATCTGTTGAGTTATTTATTAAAGATTTTTTAACACAATCTGAAACAAAACATGTGCACTCCATTTTTATAAAAGATAATATAGATGCAAATATATTTGGTTGTAATTATCATTCTATTCTAGAATACATTTCAAATTTAACATCATGGGATGGCGATGCTTATTGGGAACTAATGGATAAACACGACCCAACTATTTCTAGAAATGTACCATGGTATTATAAAATAGCAAAAGGTGTACATCCAGCAAGATTCTCATATGATTATAATATGTTTGTTGCCAATCATGCAATTCAAAACAGTAATATTATTTTACAAAAACAAGATTATTATTTAGATCAATATATTACACCATATTTTTGTAACAATCTATTTATTGCAAATAGAGACTTTTACTTAAATGCTCAAAAATTATTTTTTGATAATTGGGATGAGGGTCAACTTACAATGTATGCAATGCAGCAACAAAAATCTCCAGCGTACATTAGAAATTGTTATGGAATTCATATGGCATATGGGTGTACAAAAAATCAAAAAGAAATAGAGATGCACTATTTAACAAATTTATTTAATACATTATGATTAAATTACGCAATATAGATTTAATATCGCTTAATTGCGTTAATCCTGAACTTTCGGTGCGGGCTTTATTATATAGTTCTAAAGATATTGAGTTTGGTTCAATTAAATTATTCGCACATTACAAACCAGTTAATATAAAAGATACCATTGAATTTATACAAATTCCAAAACAAACGCATGAAACAATAAATTCGTTTGCTTTAAGCGAATTACCAAAATACATAGAAAATGAATTTATGTTATCCATACAAGATGATGGTTTCATTATTAATCCACATTTGTGGACTGATGAATTTTTAGAATATGATTATATTGGGGCTCCATGGCCCGCATTACATTGGTGTAATAAAAATAGAGTCGGCAATGGTGGATTTGTTTTAAAAAGTAAAAAGTTTATGGATATTGAACAAACACTGCCAAGCACCAATGCGCATAATGATGTTTTAGTTACAAATACATATTTTGATTATTTTACATATTATGGATGTAAATATGCACCAATAGAATTGGCAGCAAAGTTTTCATTAGAACACGCCGTGCCAGAATGTGAATATAATTTAGAAAATACATTTGGCTTTCATGGAAAATTACACGAACAAGCATTAAATAAGATTAAACTATTGGAGAATTATGATTGATCTATCAAATGTAACATTATTGTCAATAAACACTCACGCGCCAGAAATGTCTGTACGTGCATTACAATATAGTTCTAAAGAAATTAAATTTAAAAACAAAAAAATATTATCTAATAGAATTCCTGGTAACTTGCCTGACGATATTGAATTCATACAAATTCCAGAATTTCACACAAGGGAACAATATAGTGATTTTGTAATGAATCACCTAAGTGATTATGTAGATGGAGAATTTGCTATGATGATTCACGCTGATGGATTTATTATCAATCCAAGTTTATGGTCTGATGAATTCTTGAAATATGATTATATCGGAGCACCGTGGCCTGTGCCAATTGAGCAAACGGAGGGTCGCGTTGGTAACGGCGGATTTTGTATCCGAAGTAAAAAATTAATAGATTTTTGCAAAACTATTAAAGCAGAACCAGGACATGATGACTGGACTATAGCCGTTGTACAAAATCAATATTTAAAAGAACAAGGATTCACATTTGCACCGGTACGAGTTGCAATGAAATTTTCTTTAGAATCGGTAATACCAGAATGTGAATTTGATTTAACACAAACGTTTGGATTTCATGGTAAACGACATCCGTCAACACAATCAATGATAAATTTATTAAATGAAATATAATATGGAAAAAATTAATGTATTTGGGGGAACCGGGTTTATCGGTAGTCGCTTTTGTGAAATGTTTAATGATCAAATAGTAGTTAATAATCGAGATGATTATAAACCACAAACGGATAACATATTGTATTTCATCAGTACAATAGATAATTACAACATACACACAAATTTACATATAGATGTAGACACAAATTTAACCATATTAATGAATGTGTTAGAACATTTACGGAATAAACCAAATACAACATTTAATTTTGTTAGTTCTTGGTTTGTATATGGGCAAAATGATAAAACACCATTTCGGGAAGATGATTTAGCATGCAACCCAACTGGATTTTATTCTATAACAAAACGGTGCGCGGAGCAGTTAATTGTTAGTTTTTGTAATACATATGGCATCAAATATCGTATCTTTCGATTGGCTAATGTACTTGGTGAGGGAGATTCTAAAATTTCTAAAAAGAAAAATGCATTGCAATTTTTAATCAAAGAAATTGTAGAAAATAAGGATATACATTTATATTATGGTGGAAATGTTCTTCGTGATTACATATATGTAGATGATGTTACTAATGCTATAAATCATTGTATAGAATGTGCTCCGGTAAATGAGATTATTAATGTGGGGAGTGGTAAACCATATTTGTTTTTGGACATTATTAAAAAAGCTATTAAAAAAGCTAATTCAATATCAAAAATTATTGAAATTGAACCAACACATTTTCATAATGTGGTACAGGTTAAAAATTCATATCTAGATACAACAAAATTAACAAATTACGGATATAATTGTAAGTATTCAATTGATGATATTGTACAAAAATTAGTTAAATATTATGAATTTAAAAAATAATTTATTGTATTTATATTATAAAAAAGTTACTTAAATGAGTTACATAACAAAAACAAATTTATCTATGGGACCGCAATTCGGTTCGCAAATGGGGCAGTATGCCGGTTTATATGCTGTATCAAAAAAATTAAATTTAGAAATCAAATTATTTGAAGAATATATTCATTATGCAAGAGGAGTTAAATTATTTGATGCATTTGAACTAAATCATCATAGGTGCTCAATATCAGATGTTCCAGCAATTGATGGAAAATTTTTTTTAAAAGATATCAAAATAGACTTAGATGTATTTTCATTAGATACCAGTAAAAATTGGGATATTGATGGTTGGTTTCATTTATATCATTATTGGCATGAATATCAAAGTGATTTAATTAAAATATTTCAATTCAAATCACATATTTTAAATTCAGCTATTTTAAACATACAAAATATTCGTAAAAATGAATCATATCCAATTGTTTCATTACATGTACGTAGAGGTGATTATTTACAAGTATCATCTTTAAATTTATCTTTGGATTATTATAATGATGCTATTTCAATTTTTTTAAAAAAATTTTCATATTTTAAACTTTTAGTATTTTCTGATGATATAGATTGGTGTAAAGAACATATTGTTGGGGAAAATGTTTTTTACAGCGAAAATAATACAAATTATATAGATATGTGCATGATGACGTTGTGTGATCACAATATAATAGCAAATAGTACATTTAGTTGGTGGGGTGCATACTTAAATCAGAATCCAAACAAAATTGTTGTTTGTCCTGAAAATTATATAGGTCCAAGTGATATTGCAAATCAATTTATTAATAAAAATTATTATCCAACAGAATGGATATCATTATGAAAAACATAGTATTTATACATGCGGCAAATTTAATTATAGATAAAAATGGGTACGATAATACAAATCGTTGCCAAAATATTTTAAATGAAATTGCAAATTACATTATAGAATCAAAATTATATGAAGATGTTGAATCTATAAATGTAGAATTATTAGGTAATTCTGATATAACGTTCGATGTTCCAAAGTCTAAAATAACATATAATGGATTAAATGTACATCAATGGGAATTTCCAACATTATATAAAATAATTGAATATTGCAAACAAAATCCAGATGCAAATATTTTATATTTACATACCAAAGGGTCTAGTAATGGAGTACAAGTACCAGAATATCAATGGATAGAAAATGTTCGTAGATACCACTTATATTGGAATGTAACCAAATATAAAGATAGTTTAAATTTTCTTAAAGAATATGATGTAGTTGGTGCCGAATTAATTTACAACCCAGTACGCCATTTTTCACAAAATTTTTGGTGGAGTAGGGCAACACATATTAATGAATTGCAGCATCCTAAAAAAATACCATTGATATTTGATGAAAGGCACCAATGTGAGTTTTGGATAGGTACAAATCTAAATTCAAAATATAAAAGTGTGTTTAACATATATGATGATTATGTTAATGCATCGGATTTTTCAGAACACTTATATAAAGGTAAATAATGACAAAAAAAGTAGTATATATAACAGGATGTTTAGGTTTTATAGGTTCTTATATAACAAGAACTTGTTTAAAATTGGGTTGGTATGTTAAAGGTGTAGATAAAATAACGTATGCAGCAAATAAAGATTTATTAAGCGAATTTAAAAAATATCCAAATTTTTCATTCGTGCATTGTGATATTAATGATTTAAAATTTTTATATGATTGTGATTATGTTATTAATACCGCAGCTGAAACCCATGTAGGTAATTCAATAGCAAATAGCGATGATTTTATACACTCTAATATAAATGGTGTTCATAATTTACTTGAACTGATAAAAAATCATAGGGGAGAAAATGTATCTAAACCAATACTACTTCATTTTAGCACCGATGAAGTCTATGGTGATATAGAGGAAGGAGCGCATACCGAAACGGATTTACTCAAACCATCAAACCCATATTCAGCAACAAAAGCAGCAGCAGACATGTTAGTTATGGCTTGGGGAAGAACATATAATCTACCTTATATTATAGTTAGACCAACAAATAATTATGGTATAGGGCAATATGTAGAAAAATTAATTCCCAAAGCATGTAAATACCTAAAATTAGGTAAAAAAATACCTTTACATAATAATGGAACACCGATTAGAAATTGGTTACACGCCCAAGATACTGCTGATGCTATAATTACAATTGTAGAATCTGGGGTTAAGAACGAAATATATAATATTTGTGGGGGATTTGAACAAAATAATTTGGAAACTGTAAAAAAGATTTGTATATTGTACAATAAAAACATTGAAGAATTGGATAAATATGTTGATTTGTCGTGTATTAGACCGGGACAAGATGTTAGGTATGCTTTAGATGATTCTAAACTTAAAAAGCTGGGATGGGAATCTAAAAAACAATTTGATGATGAGTTGATTACAATTATAGAATATTATAAAGATAAATTTATATGGTAAAAATAAGCGATGTTATAGTTAATTTTTTAATTAAAAATAACATTAAAGTAGTTTTTGGTATAATAGGTTCTGCTAATTCTCATATTTTTGATTCTATTAGTAGAAATAAAAAAATTAAACTAATCCCCACTCATCATGAACAAGCTGCAGTAATGGCTATGGGGGCTTATTACAGAACAACAGGCCAATTATCAGCCGCATTAGTAACAGCAGGAGGAGGTTCATCTAATGCATTCACCGGTATTTTATCAAATTGGGCCGATTCTATTCCGGGAATTATAATTGCTGGTCAGGAACAAACATACTATATTGATGAATATAAAAATATGAGAATGTATGGTATTCAAGGGTATGATTCTGTAAAAACATATAAAAACCACACAAAATTATCAGTTCGCATAACCAAAGAAAATATATTTAAAACATTATCATTAGCTTCTAATATTACTACTAGTGGAAGACCCGGCCCTATTTATTTGGAAATTCCATTTGATACTCAATCCCAAAATGTGCATTTTGAAGATTTTACCATCCTAAATGTGGAGAAAGAAATACCAATTAAAGAGGTGGAATATATAATTAAAAAACTTAATAAAGCAAAAAAACCTTTAATTTTAGGGGGGCATGGGGTAAAATTATCCAATTCTGAAAAGTTGTTTAAAAACTTTATTGAAACCCACCAAATCCCAACAGTATTAAGTTGGTCTGCCATAGATTTATTAGAAACAAGTAACCAAAATAATTTTGGAAGACCAGGAGTACAAGGACAAAGAGCTTCTAATTTCATTGTCCAAAATAGTGATTTAATTATAGTATTTGGTAGCAGATTATCATTACTTCAAACGGGATATTCAAGAGAAAACTTTGCCCCCAATGCTGAAATAATTCATATTGATATAGATACTACCGAAACTAAAAAATTTAAAGGAAAAAATTATAATATAGATGTTAATCTTATTTTAAAAGGACTTATTCAATTAAAATCTAATATTAAATTAAATATACAAAATTGGAGAGAATATTGCAATAAAATAAAAGCAGATTATCCAATAATAATGAAAGAGCATTTATTAGACCCTAAAAATTCATATACTTTTATTGATAAACTATCAAAAGTATGGCCTGATAATTATACGATTGTTACCGATATGGGCACTGCTTTGCTGAGTGGGTTTTATGGTTTTAATATTAAATCTAACCAAAAAATGTTTACTTCGTTAGGATTGGGAGAAATGGGTTATGGATTAGCAGCAGCCGTTGGTGCTGGGTTTGGGAATAATCCCGTTTTGTGTCTTAATTGCGATGGTGGTATGATGATGAATTTACAAGAACTTCAAACTATAAAAACATTTAACTTACCAGTTAAAATTATTATTTTTAATAATGATGGTTATTTAATGATAAAACATACGCAAAAAATGCTATTTCAAAACCACAAAACATGTGTAGATAAAAATACGGGAGTTGAACTTCCTGATTATAAAAAAATAGCTATGGCTTTTGATTATGAGTACTTCACAGATGATAAAATAGATGATTTTATAAAGTATGAAGGACAAGCTATAATGGAAGTATTTATGAATCCTGAGCAAGAATTTATTCCTAAAGTACGGGGTATAAAGCAAAATGATAATAGTATTAAAGCAGGGTTATTAGAAGAAATGTCTCCTTTACTATCCTTGAATGAAATAAAAGAAGCTATGATTAGTGGTATTAATAAACAAAGTGAACATATAATAAGATGAAAATAAAAGCTGCTATACTAGGCACAGGAAACATAGGTACTGATTTACTTCTTAAAATTCTTAAAACAAATTTTATTGAACTTGTTGTATTTGCCGGAAGAAGATTAGATTCGGATGGAATTGAAATTGCTAAAGCCAAAGGAATTAATGTAACTAATGAAGGAATTAATTATTTTATTAATAACCCCAATTGTTGCGACATCGTATATGATTGTACCAATGCTGAAGATGCGATACAACATTCCATAATTTTCAAAAATCAGGGAATTAAAGTAGTGGATTTAACTCCAGCTAAAGTAGGTCCAATGTGTGTGCCTGATGTAAATGGGGATATTATTTTAAATGAAAGTAATGTTAATATGATTACTTGTGGTGGGCAAGCCTCTATTCCTATGTTGTATTTACTATCTAAATATTGCAGTGGAATTGAATATATAGAAATTGTATCCCAAATAGCATCTAAAAGTGCTGGTATGGCTACTAGAATAAACATAGATAATTATATAAAAACTACACAAAAAGCCATCAATCAATTTACAAACTGTGATAATACAAAAGTAATTTTAAACTTGAATCCCGCTGAACCATGTGTTGATATGCAAACTACTATGTTTGTTAAATCAAAAAATATTAATTTTAATGGTTTAATTGAGAAAATTACAGAAAAAATAGAAGAATTAAAAAAATATATACCCCATTATGAATTAATCTTACCACCAACAGAAGAAAATGGAATTATAGTTATGAGCATCAGAGTTAGGGGTAGTGGTGACTACCTACCAGAATATGCTGGAAATTTAGATATAATAAATTGCGCTGCTATAAAAATAACCGAAAAATTAGTTAAATAATGAAAGACGTATTAATAACAGATTCCAGTCTTAGAGATGGGAATCATAGTGTTAAACACACTATAAGTTTAGATAGCATAGAAAAATATTGTAAGTTTGCCGATAACGCCGGAATTCCTATAGTAGAAGTGGGTCATGGGAATGGATTATCCGCTTCTTCATTGTTAATAGGAAAATCACCAAATACAGATAAAGAAATACTTACTACTGCTAAAAAATTTTTAAAAAATAGTAAGCTCGGTGTTCACACTATTCCGGGGTTATCTACAATTGATGATGCAAAAAAAGCTATTGATTATGGGGTGGATGTTTTTAGAGTTGCTACTCATTGTACTGAAGCCACTTTATCAAAATCTCATATAGAGTTTTTGGCAAAAACCGGCAAAGAGGTGTATGGGGTTTTAATGATGAGTGCTTTAATTGATACTAAAAAATTAGTAGAACAATCTAAAATAATGGAAAGTTATGGGGCTGAGGCCATTATAATAATGGATTCAACGGGTACTTATTTACCACTGGATGTTAAAGAACGAATATTATCTTTAAAAGAAAATATAAACATAAAGATTGGGTTTCACGCTCATAATAATTTAGGATGTGCTATATCTAATTCATTAATAGCTGTGCAAAGTGGTGCAGACTTACTTGATGCATGTATTAGAGGTTTTGGTGCTGGCGCAGGAAACGCTGCTTTGGAAATACTAATTCCAGTACTAGAACAAAGCGGTTTTAAAACAAATATTAATTTTAAACAAACCATTAAAGAAGCAGATAATGTAATGAACTATCTAATCCCAGAAGCACCTTCAATATCACCAATTAATGTATTAACGGGATTAAATAAATTATTTTCTGGGTTTGAAAAACCAATTATTAAGGCCTCTAAATTATACAACATAGAATATTCATCTTTAATTTTTGAACTTGGAAATAGAAAGTTGGTTGCTGGTCAAGAAGATTTAATTTTAGAAATAGCCCAAAAATTTAATAATATATGAAAATATTAATTACTGGTGAAGATGGTTATATAGCTAAAAGTTTATATGAATCATTAAAAGACAAATATAATATAACTGCCATTGGTAGGAAAAACTTTGATTTAACTAACTATAAATTATTAGATTCCTATCTTAAACATACATATTTTGATGTTGTTATACACTGTGCCGTAACTGGTGGTAGTAGATTAAAAACAGATACATTTGGGGATATGGATAATAATCTTAAAATGTATTATAATTTATTAAATTGTAATGATAGATTTGGAAAACTAATTCACTTTGGTTCGGGAGCAGAAATACATAGCCCTGAATCCCCATACGGATTAAGTAAAAGAGTTATAGCAAAATCGATTTCTGAAATAGATGATTTTTATAATATACGAATATATGCGGTGTTTGATGAAAATGAGTTAGATACTAGATTTATCAAATCCAATATCAAAAGATATATAAATAAAGAACCAATGTTGGTGCAAAATAAAAAAATGTCTTTTTTTTACATGGAAGATTTAGTAACATTAGTTAATCATTATATTCAATCTTCTTCAAGTTCTTTATTAAAAGAAAGTAATTGTGCATATGTAAATTCAACTTCATTGTTAGACATAGCTAATATTATAAATGAGTTAGAAGATTATAAAGTTCCTATATATATGGACACATCTTTAAGTGAAGATTATGAATCAAAATTAAATGCCCCATATGGATTAAAATATATAGGATTAACTCAAGGAATTATAGAAACTTATAATAAATTAAAATGAAAATATTAGTTACAGGTGGAAATGGATTCTTAGGCTCAGATTTTGTAAATAAATTACAAAATGAAAATCATCAAATTTGCTTAATATTAAGGAATACACAAAATGTTCGTGAAAAAATATTAAAGTTTTGTCCTGAAATTGTTGTTCATTTTTCTTGGGATGGCGGGAATAAGTATGAAAGTATAAATGATATAAAACAATTTGATAATGTAGCCAATGGTATTGAATTATTAAATATTCTAAATGAATTGCAAAAAAAACCAAAATTTATTGGGATAGGTAGTTTTTCAGAATATGGAACTTTAAAAAAACCAGCAATAGAAACAGATAAAGAACATCCAAATAATTTATATGGGTTATCTAAATATACATTTAAAAACTATAGTAAAATATTATGTGAAAAATTTGATATAAAATGGGTATGGGTTAGGCCTTGTTATATATATGGGCCAGGTGATGTATCTACAAGATTAATTCCAAAAGTAATAAATACGATTATAAACAATGAGAAATTAGAATTAGATAGTTGTGATAAAATAATAGATTATCTTTATATAAGCGACTTTACTAATTATTTATACGCATTGGTGATTAATGATAGAATTGATGGTATATATAATCTCTGTTCAGGTAATCAATACAATCTCAGAGATGTGATATATAAAATATGTGAATTAATGGATAGTAATGATAATATTACTTTTAACTCCATGCCAAGCAGAAATTTAACATCGCCTATTATATGTGGAAATAATAAGAAAATAAAAAAAATTAGTAATATAAAAAAACTAATAGGATTAAAAGATGGATTAATTAAAACAATAAATTATTATAAAAAACATGAAACACTTAACAACTATTAAAAATGAAAAGTGGGTATGGCCATCTGCCGATGAAAAAAGCTGGGAGGGTCAGAATGAGTATTTAGATTTGGTAAATCATATACTTCCGCATTTAAAGAAAACCAATGTAATGATACAAGCAGGAGGAAATTGTGGATTATTACTCAATACTTTTGTTAATCACTTTAATTTTATATACACATTCGAACCAGACCCAATAAATTTTTATTGCTTAACACAAAATATTTCTTCTGAAAATGTGTTTAAAATGCAGGCCTGTTTAGGTAAATCAACTGGGACCACACAAACACAGCAATTGGTTCGTGCTGATAGACCACATGATACTGGAGGGGTTCATATTTGTGGAGATGGATATTTGCCACTACTATCAATTGATAGTCTAAACCTACCAGAATGTGATTTAATACAATTGGATGTAGAAGGGTATGAATTAAACGCTTTATTGGGTGCTGTTGAAACTATTAAAAAATACAAACCAGCACTGTGTATTGAATTTTGTGAAAAATGGTTAAATAGATATAATAATACTTCTGAAGAAATATTGGTTTTTTTAAAAGAAATTGGATATATTCAAATAGATGAATATGGCGTGGATAAAATATTTATACATAGTTAATTGTAAAATTATAACAGTATATGATAAATAATGCCAAAAAAATAACATTTGCAACTAATGTTGGGCCGGACACACTGTCTCATACCAAATTACTTTTAAAATCATTAAAAGAAAATCTTGAAAATGATTATCATGAGATATTAGTTTTTATTGATAAAGATACTGATGGTGTATTAGAATATTTAAGGAGTATTAAAAATGAGTTTAAAGATTTAACAATAATAACACATAAAGTAATTCCTGTGCTTGGGCCTGAAATAAACTCGAATTTAATTATAAAAATGGCAAAGCACGATATAGTTAGCTATTTGCAAAATGATATGGTTATATCAAAAAACTATGATACGGAAATATTAAAACATTTGGAAGAGAATATGATATTAAGTTCTACACGAATTGAACCACCATTACATTCGCCATCTGATACCACATTTACAATGAATTTTGGATTATCACCAGAAGAATTTAAATGGGATGAATTTTTATCATATGCTAATACAATCAAATCAGATAAATTAATTGATTATTTTTTCGCACCATTCACAGTACACAAGCAAACTTGGGATAAATTGGGTGGATATGATACAATTTTTAGAAGATCACGATGTGATTCCGATATTGTACAACGAGCATTACATTTAGGTATTAAAATAAAACAAACTTATAATGCAAATGTTTATCATTTTACTTGCGTATCATCTCGTGGAAAAAATTGGTTTGATATTAATAACGAAAAAGCACAAAAAAGAGTTGAATTACAAAATTTAGCAGATCAGGTTGAAATGAGACATTTTTTTCGTAAATGGGGTTCGTTTAATCATATTAAAAAGTTACCATTTAAATATGATATTGATTTTGTGGTAAAAGGGGATTTATATGAATTAATAAAATTGGCATATGATATAGAACCATTTGGTAGCAGAATGTGGGTATCAACACATGAAATTAAAGAAAAAATATTAGATAAGATTAAGTCAGAGCATAATTATGCAAATGAATTATATGGTTTTGAATTAGATGACTGGGATAAATCCAAAGAATATTACAACAAAACAAATTACGATAAAATATATTTTGTTGGTGAACCAACCGATTATAATGTTAAAATTACTATAAATTCTACGCAAAATATTGGTACATTTTTAGAATATATATTTCATTTGACAAAAATATTAAAAGAAAATGCAGCTGGTCAATATGAACTTGGTGATGTTCAAATTGATATTAAAAAATTAGTAGAAGTAGTGCCTTTTTTACAAGTAAATAACCCAATTATTAAATCGAAAATATTGAACTTGGAATAATAAAATAAAAATTAATTCGCTAAAAGAGTATCAAAACGATTTGATTAAAATTTAATATTTATATTTGATACGAAATAAAAATTAAAGAACACCATGCCAAAAGTAGATTTAAGAAACTATGATGAATATGAAGAACCTGCCGGATTTGAAAAGTTCAAACCCAAAAAAGGGAGAAAAGGTGAGAATGTTGAGGACATTTTCGAACCACAAAGGAAGCCTGATAGAGGGGGAGAGGGTACAGATAAAAGAAATATTAGAAAATGATGTAAAAATCAACGATCCATTTGGAATTGAATGGGTTATTCCAAAAAATTACCTATTTATATAAGGTTTTAAAATAAGTTTTGTCAATTTGGTTATGTTTTAACGAAAGGATAAGACTATGAAAAGATTTTTTACTGAAATCTTCCAAGACGAAAAGGGAGGATTTTCATCAAAGAGGTTTGTGGGAATTATGGCAGCCCTAACCTTATGTATAACAATGTACCACAATCAATTTACTGAAGCTCACATTGCTCCAGCCGATTCACTTGTAAATGCCGTTGCTGCTCTTGCGTTTGGTGCTTTAGGTTTAGCATCCGCAGATAAAATCTTTAAGAAAAAAGATTGCAATTGCGATAAAGGTGGGGTTGAATAATGGGACTTCTTAGTAAACTTTTATATAACGAAGATTTTCAAAAAGTTGAAAACGATCAAAGGTTCAACTTCATGCTCCAAACGATGCAATCAAATCGTTGGAAAATTACTTTATTGATTTTATTTACATTCTTTTTTATTGTTTTTGGAATTGTTTTAGCAGTGATGTTTAAAGCAACAATAGAAGATGCTTGGAAAGAGTTATTATTAATTCTTTTGGGTGCTTTTGTTGGTAATTTGAACAAAGTTGTAGATTTTTGGTTCTCAAATGAGGACAGAGATAAGATGCTTGTTCAAAAAATGGATGAAGAAGATGGGGTTTCGATTTCGTCAAATGAGGAATAACCGAAACTAAAAAGGAAAACAATGAAAAAAATACTTTTATTACTTGCTTTAACTTTACCATTTAACTTATTCGCACAAAATGGTAGAACGGAAGTATTAACATCTCCAAACAGTAACTCACCGCATTTTCTAATTGACACGGTATTTACTTTGGGTAGTATCTTAAATGATACAACAGTAGTTTATCTACATTACCATAACCCAACAGCAACCAACTATGCTGGTTTTCAGGTTAGGTTTTTCTACCCTGCAGCATCATTCAAACAACCTATTGTTTTGTGGGGGCCTTCCGCAACATCGGTTGGAACAAAATATGGTTCATACTATAGTCAGCCAGGTTGGGTAAATGCAACTGCTATCTATACTGGAACTTCTGCTGTATTTGATTGGCCGGATGGTGCTGTATTTGAGGTTAAACTCCCCCATGCAGTTGGTTTTAATCCATCCTCCGTTGACTCGCTCAAAGTAAATGGAAATCCTACCTATTCTAATATCGCAACTACAATTGGTGGTATTGATAATACATTGGGAACATTTAATTATGGTGGTGGGTTTAAAATGGATACTTTGAGATTTCCTGTAACATTAACAAATGTTGATGGAACGCCTGCTGCTGATATGCCTTTCGCTTATGATTTTAAGTTAAAGACAGTTCAATCTTATACTCGTGGTGGTAGATTTTTAACTAATGGTATTGGTATTGCTTCACTGGATATTCCATACGATACATCTTTTTATAATGTTAAATTAGTATCCAATTTAGATACTTTATCTGATAATTCAGCCATTAATATTACCGATGCTTATAGATTATCGGATGTAACTATTTATGCCGATACTGCTCAATCGTATGAGTTTCAGCAAGGTGATGTAAACCGCAGTTCAACCCTATCAGTAGCAGATGCTTATTTGATATTTAATCGTTTGGCAACCGGCAGAACAACCTGGTCGCCCGTTGTTGCTAACGAATACAATGTTAGATATTACACCCCCTCCGAATACAATACGATTATAACCAACCCGAACACCTTCCAATCTTCAATTATCGGAACGACAAATGTTGATGTTCCTATTAATGGTTTAGGCTCATTATCTTATATTGGATATGTTTTGGGGGATGTAACAAATACTGGGTTAAATAATGTATCATTCCAAATTCAAAGGGTAAATAACCCTACTAATGGAACATCTTATGTTTTAGACGAAGGTACTATTTATCAAAATATCCAAGATTCAGTTCAATTCAGAATACCTAAATTAACTATTTCAGAAGATAATTCAGTAACTGTAAATGTTACTTTTATCACACACGGGAATAAAGTAGGTGCAGCACAATTAGGATTAAAATATGACCCAGCAATCTTTAAATTCACAGGTGTGAGTGTTGGGCCTGAAGCAAGTGCTTGGAACTCTTTCTTATCAAATAAGCCAGGTGAAATAGTTTGGGGTGGACATGAATCTAAAATGTCTCCATCGCTTATTATCAACCCAACACAACAATTCTCATTTAAGTTTGATATTTTAAATCAAAATTGGGAACAATCACCTATTAAGATTTTCAACAAAGCAGCTGGTAGTGATAAAGCAACCGATTTAAATATTATACCTTCACCCGTAGATGCTACTGTTGTAAATGGTAGACGGGCAAGAGAATTGGTAGACCAATTAGTAAATGGGTTTAGAGTATATCCTAACCCAGTAGCTGATGTGTTAAACATAGATTATTTCCAAACTGATTGGGGATATCTAACATACGAAATTTACGATTATATGGGTAAATCTTATTATAATAGTAGAGATTTTGTAAATCAAAATGAAATAGTTACGAAAACAATCAATGTTAGCGACTTAAAGCCTGGTTTCTATTTTGTAAGATTAACCACCAATGAGAAGCAAAAAACTTATAAAATAATTAAATACTAAAAAAAGGAGAAAAAAATGGCAGAAGAGACAGAAAATGATGGTACTTGGGGTGGACTTAAGAAAACTATCGTAGGAACACTCGCCACTGTAGTTACGGGTGGTGGTGTATGGATTTCCACAACCCTATTTGGTGGGGGTAATAACGATGAAGAGGGGGCAAAAACGGAGCAAGTTGCACCAGCAGCACAACCTGTTATTAATCTAAACTTAGAAAACAATAACCAAAGTAATGCTTCAAGCGGTGGTGGTGGAACTACTATAATCAGAGAAAAAGAAACAATCAGAGAGGCAGCACCAGCAGCTCAAACTGCTGTACAACCTGCAGCAGCACCAGTTGAAGAAAAGAAAGAAACTCCAGCCGAAAGAATGAAAAGGTTGAGAGCTAAGCAGGCAGAGCAGGAGAGCGAAGAATGAGAAAAATAGTTATTATTCCATTCGTAAGCTTTGCTTTATTGGTGGGTTGTAAATCTAGCATTTCAACTACTCAATATCAAGCTGATTTTGAAAAGACAGATAGAACATTGGAATCTATCTCTACTTATACAGGTAAGAAGCAAACGCTTCAACTTTCAAAGTTAAATGTAAACAAAGAACTCTGGGAAACTTTTCCCGAATTAAGAGAGAAAAGACTTGGTTTAGGTGTATCTAATCGTATTATTGAAAATTTACTATATACTAATCGTTTTGAATTTACCGAAGAAAAAGATGCTGTTGTAAATCAAATGTTGGATGCGTGGGAAAAAAAGATTGATGGTTTAGATGATGGTAAAACAAAACTTAAAATGCAGGGTATTCGTTTACCCAAATATATTGTTTATGCCGAAATCTATGATTTTTCAGTTTCATACGCAGAAAACTACGATAAAGGTAAATTGAAAAAAACAAATACCACAATTATGGGTATTCAAATCCGTTTAGTTAATGTAGAAAATTCACAATTTATAGTTGCGTCTGGACAAGGACAATCAACTCAATTTGGTGAAGGGTATTTTAAGAATCCAACAATGGGATTCGACCAATCAACCGTTGGTATTGCTACTCAGAAGGCTTTGGAGGTTGCGACAATGAACCTCGTAAAGCGTCTTGAGCAAAATGGTTGGTAAAAAACATTTATTAGTATTATTATTCATAATAGGTGGAGTTTTGAGTGTAAAAGCTCAAAGTTTCACCTATTCTTATATTAACCCATGTAATGGTAGAACTCAAAGTGTTCAATTATCAACACAAAGTTCTGAAGTTACAATGTTCTTTGCGGGGCAATATAGAATATTTACTTATGCTGAATTAAGTGCGGGAGCATATGAACAATGGGTTCAATCCATTAGAGATGCTTTACCGCCAGGTGCTAATCCATGCGCATCCGAAGGAGTTGCGGAATCAAACAATGTTACAAACTTCATAGGTAGTGTTACAGCGAATGGTGTAGCAAACATATCCTCAGTAGTCTCTATGGCTAGTTCTATTGGAAGTTCTGTTGGTAGTGTTCCTACACCCCCACCCGCACCGAGAAATGGCGGTAGTGGGGCTAATAATGATAATAACAGCAGCTCATCCGAAGGTGGTGGTGAAATAACAGCAGTTGATGATAAAAACCAACAAACTGCAAGTGGTGGTGAAAGTGAAAATAGTGGTGAAGGAGGTGGTGGTGGTAAAGGTGGTAAAAGTTCTTCCAAAGTATCCAATGGTGCTTTAATCGCTACTGGGGATATTGTCATAATAAGAAACGATTCAAATATCACAAAGAAAGGTAATGATAATTTTAGATTTAATACTTCTTTGACCCATGTCAATACCTCCCAAACATTTATCAAAGGTATAAACATAAACTATCAGACGGGGCAAAACATACTTAACTTATCGGGATATGGTTCATTAAAGTTTAAGGGGTATATGGGTATATTTTCTACATCGTATATGACTAATTTTAATGATAATTGGTTTTTGACCGCATCATTACTCAATGCTCAAAAAATAGATAAAGTAACTTTAATGGGGGGAACTACCTTTACTTTGGGTGAGATAGATAAAAATACTTTTAGAAATTGGTCTTTGATTGGTGGTGGATTTACAAACTTTAAGGGTGGAAAATCAATTGGTGTAAATTTTTTAGGGCTTGCTGTATATTCTCCCTATATTTATTTCTATGCGGGCCAATGGTATAAAAGTGGTTTGTTGATAATCCCAATGGTAAACACAGATTTGAAAGTAACTGATAAATTCAAATGGACTGTAAGTTTTTCAGGAGTTTATCAATTAAATCAAACATTTTTAAATTGGCAAGTTTTAACTGGAACAAAATTAATGTTATGAAAAAATTAATACTATTACTACTATTACCACTTTCAGTATTTGGGCAAATGACTTATACCCAATCTTCAACAACCTATTCATATGAATCAACCACCGGAACTGCTCTAACATTGGGGGATGACCAAACTATATCCAATCTACCTATTGGTTTTACGTTTAACTATTGGGGAACTAATTACACAACAGTGAATATATGTTCAAATGGATGGATATCGTTCACAAATACAGGTGGTGATATTGTAGGTGGTTCACCTAATAGTGTAGTAAGTAATGGGATTCATGCTAACGCTATGGATTTGTTTCCGATTACAAACTATTTTGTAAGGTATCAAACTATTGGTTCATCTCCCAACCGAAAATTTGTTGTTAGTTATCACATAGGTTATTATAGTTGTAATTCTAATTCTACACTTTTCACAGACTTCCAAATTGTATTATCAGAAACCACAAATCTGATCCAGATAAATGTAAATTCACATCCGGGTTGTTCTTCTGGTGCATCACTTCAAGGTGTTTCAAACAACAATAACTCATTAATTGTTACAACACCTAATAGAAATGGTGTAAATTGGAGTCCAACAACAAACTCATCGGTTATTTTCACACCGTATATACCTTTTACCCATTCGGGGGTTATAAGGACAGAAAACGATATTCCAGTTCAAAATATCCTTACTAAACTTTTTAAAAGAGGACAAACAATAGGATTATCTAATACGATGAATGTGAAAGTTTTTTCAACACACGCTGGAAATGGGAATACTTCACAATATACCCAATTTCCAACAGTAACTACTGATTTCGATAAATTATTCAATACTACATTCTCAAATACACAACTCAGATGGACAGGAACATTATCTACAACTACCTGCTTAAATTTTACAACATTTACAACTTTAAGTAGTGCAGGTGCTACTATACCAAATAATGGTAATTATTATTCAGTTGAAGTTACAGGAACTTTTATACCTGCTGTAACTGGAACATATTCTTTTGGAATAAATTCTGATGATGGTAGTGATTTATTTATTGGTGGAACATTTGTGGTTAGTTATTATGGTGGACATGGAATGAGTGGACCAATTTATGGGGATATAAACTTGGTTGCTGGAACGCAATATACATTCAGAGCTAGAATGCAAGAATATGGTGGTGGTGATGGACTAGCTGTGGTATGGAGAAGGCCAGGACAATCTACATATTCTCTACAAACATCGGAATTAGGTATTTTAACAACTACTTTTACTCCTTGGACTCAACAAACCACATCTACGACAAATACTTTAGGTCAATATTCATTTTCACAACCAGTATCAAATGGGGATGAATGGTATATTGAAGTAGTAATTCCAACCACAACATCAAATCTATCTTCTGCTGATTTTGTAGGAATTGATGATATTGTTTTACAAAGAACACCAATCAAATCATATCACTATCACAAATATGAGGTAAGTGGTGATAATACAATTACAATAAACGATATTTATACAATAGCAAGAAGAATAAATGGGTTGGGATGGACAAAAAGAACTTTATTGTTTACAAACTCACAATGGACAAGTTTAACAACGGGAACGGGGGATTTAAGAAATTCAATACCAGGCACTCAATCTAGCTATACTTTTACACCAACGAATGGAGGAACAACTAATCTATATTTATTATCACCAGGATTTACAAATCAATCAACATTAACTTATTAAAAAAGGATTACAATGGATACAATTTTATGTTATTTTATTTCAAGCGTTATCACACTTGCTCATATGAATGGGGTTTCTGATACAAAACTAACTTATGGTGCAAACCAAATCGTTACTGAATTGGTAAATGATAAATATTCACTATGTGATAATGGAAAGCCGGTGGAGGTAGAAATATTATCAATTGAGGCACCAACCAAAGGTATTAGGGTTGGTCCTTTTGAGTTTAAGCAAAAGAAAACAATTGTAAAAACAAAAATTAAAATGGATGGAAAGGAGTTGTTTGGGGAAGGTAGTGCAAAAACATCAGTTTCTTCAACGATTCTACAATTACAGGATGAAAACCTACCATTTGAAAGAACAGAATTTAGTTCCGCATTAAGAAAATCATTAGAATCAGCGTTTAAAAAATAAAAAGGAGTTAAAATGGAATTATTGGTTATTTTATTATCAGGATTTTTGTTCATGTTTTTCAATGAACTTGAAGATGAATGTATTTCAAACAATTGGAAAGGTAAATTTGAAAAATGGAACACAAAAAACTCTTGGAAAAACAAATGGAAATTAGATAAAAACGGAAACCCACTACCATACGAACCTAAATGGTATCACTTTGGAGTTCCAATGCCGAAAGCTGAAAGATACCCATATGGTTCAACTTTATTTGTTGGATTTAGTGATGCTGAACACTTTTTTCAAATGATGAAAGTTATTTCAGTTTGTTTAGGGTTTTTAGTTTTTGGTTTTTATCCCGCGGCAGCTTTCTTTATAGGGCACATTTTATTGGGTGTAGCAAAAGAAACAATATTTAAATCATTTTTAAGATAAAAATAGATATTTATTATTAGTTTTATAAGAAAGGGTAATTTATGGATATTAACAAACTCAAAGGGCATGTTCCTGATGCCGTTATCACTCAAATTCCGTCAGTAATGACAACATTCAAAATCGATACAGCGTTGAGATTATCTCACTTTTTGGCACAATGTGGGCATGAAAGTGCTGGTTTCAAAGCAGTTCAAGAAAACCTAAACTATGGTGCAAAGGGTTTATTGGGTATATTTAAAAAGTATTTCCCAACCGAAGCAAAGGCTTTACAATATGAAAGAAAACCTGAAAAGATTGCTAACTTGGTTTATGGTGGTAGAATGGGTAATGGTGATGAGGCGAGTGGAGATGGATACAAATTTAGAGGTAGAGGATACATTCAATTGACAGGTAAAAATAATTACGCTGCATTTGGTAAAGCAATAAACGAAGATATTACCGCAAATCCTGATTTAGTAGCAACTAAATATCCACTATTATCAGCTGCTTGGTTTTGGTCAAGCAACGGATTAAACACATTAGCTGATAAAGGTGCGGATGATGCAAGTGTAACAGCAATTACTAAAAGAGTTAATGGTGGAACAATTGGTTTACCTGACCGTATTAAGCACTTTAAAGAGTATTACGCATTACTTAAATAAAAAATGAAATTTCCTATATCATTTGAAGATTTTATAAAAGACCCCATCAAAGCCATTATGTTTTTGGTTTTGGTGGGGATTGTCTTTTTATACATTGATAATAGGATGGTTTATAAAGAACAAATCGAAGCCCAAAAATCAAGAATTACAAAGTTAGAGGGTGAAGTTCAAAAGTTACAAGAAGATATAGTTAAATTGGCAAAAGAATGCGATTAAAATTAGATTTAATAATAGCAACAATTTTAGGTGGTATTTTGGGTTACTACATAGCAACCTATCATGCTGAAAAAGAACTTATACTTACCGAAGAATCCCTTTTAGATAGGATTTCTGATTTAGAATTTCAACTCCATCGAGAAAAGATGATAAAAGAGTTTGAAAATGGATTTGTTGAACATAGTGATTCAGTATATACTCCTACCAAAAAAATAAAATATAAAAAAGCCGAAAAAGCAAAGACTAAAACGGATTCCATAGAGTTTTGGGTGGAAAAAAAGATAGAAATGATTAGATTAAAAAAACATCAAGATAGTGTAGAAGAATATTTATTAAGAACTGAGATTGAAAAACTTAAAAATACAAAACAATGAAATACACTACAATAACCGACCCAATTGTATTAACCATAACATCTCTATCCGCTGCGTGCGCTTTCATATGTAGTTATTTCATGCAGCTGTATATGAATAACCAAGACCAATATACTGCTGTAATTGGTGTGATGTTTTTAGATGGTATATTTGGTATGATTGCAGGAACAAAGAGAGAGGGATTTAAAACAAGACGGGCGTTGGATATACTAAAAAACACTGCTGCTTGGATAATGATATTATCAGCTGTTTTAATGATTGAAAGAGGATTTGCAGGAACAGGTTGGTTGAGTGAAGTAATTATTGTTCCATTTATGGTATTCCAACTAATCAGCGCACTTAAAAACGCTTCAATGGCTGGATATATTAAAGTGGGATTATTAAATGAGATATTGGATAAAATTGATAAACACAAAGGGGAAAGAAAATGAGCTGTGGATGTAATGAAAATAAACCCATAAAAGAGGCTTTGGTAATAACGAAGGATAATTTAAGAAGCCAAGCACATAATGCAATTTATAATGTACCAATTGCTTACTCACCACAAGATAAATACGCGGGTGGTAGAACTACGGCATCATACCAAAAATTAGTTAAATCTGCCCCCCAAAAACACAAACCTGTTACAGACTCGGATAAGGATAAAATGGTAAAAGAGTTAATACCATTTTTGGCTTATTTATATAAAAAGCATCTAAAAGCTATTGTTCAAGAGAATGTAACCAAAACACCAACCTTTGTTGAATTCATTAGAGAAAATATAAAGTTGAAAAATGGCAAATTGCTCCTCAAGAAAAAAGGGTGAAACCGAACAGGAATATAGAAAACGATGTGGTGGATACACCTATGCGTTTCCTATTGACTTAGTCCAGAAAGAAGAACCTCCAAAAGAGGAAGAGCCACCTGCATCCGAACCACCTGCACCCGAACCACCTGCACCTGAGGGTGATGTTTCTGAGGCAAGACATACTAAGGGTAATATATATAAGGGTAAATTAAAAGTAGATGGAAACCCAGTCCAAGTAGAAGTTGAATTGGTTGGTGTTGATAATAGGACTCGTAGTTATTTAGTTAGGGTAATACATATTGATAGAAAATACTTATCATATCTACCAAAGACAGGTATAATACCAATTCCTGCAAGAATATTTGATATTCCTGGTGGTGGTTGGGTTAAGGTTAAGACGCAGGGGCAATTTGAGGGTAAATTAAACGAGGCAATTAAACCACAAAATATTGTAAATTATTATAAGGGGGTTTGCAAAGCAGTTGGTATATCCCCAATTCCAATAAAATTTGGTTCGGTTGGTAGATTGGGTGCAGCAACAACCTATCATACAAAAACATTTGAACCACTTTATATTACATTTGATTTAGGTAAGGTTAGAGATATAGAAACCGCTATATTGCACGAAATAACACATCAAATTCTTTTAACAAAAGAAAAAAACCCTTATAATAATTGTGCTAAAAGGCCTGCAAAATTTTCTAAAATTGAAAATAGCTTAATAGAAAAGTTTACGTATTCACCACTAAGTAAATTATTATATGAAATGCCTATGGTCGATAAAACCCGAAACGAAGATGTTTTTCCTGGTGGTATGGCAGATAAATACTCATTGGATGATTTGGCAAAAAAGCACGGGGTGGGTGTGGATGAAATAAAATCTCAAATAGCAAAAGGTGTGAAAGTGGAAATGGAACATACCAATGATAAAAAGGTGGCATTTGAGATAGCAAAAGACCACGTATTTGAGGACCCGAAATACTATGATAAGTTAAAAACCATAGAAAACCGCATTTATGAATTATTAAAAAAAAAGTTAAGCGAAGATTGGACTAACAAATACAAAAAATCAATAGATTGTAATAATCCAAAGGGTTTTTCTCAAAAAGCCCATTGTGCTGGTAGGAAAGCAAGGGAGCGTGGAGAAAAAACTAAATCAAATTCTGTAAAATAATTTGGATAATTAAAATTTCTTTTGTATATTTATATATATGGGAAAAGTATTAAGAGTTTTTGATTTGGATGATACTTTGGTAAAGACATCCTCTAATATTAAAGTAACCCACCAAGATGGTAAAGAAACGGTATTAACTCCAGGTCAGTATGCTGTATATAAACCAAAACCTGGTGATAAGTTTGATTATAGCGATTTTAATAAAATGCTAAAAGAACCAAAAATAATCAAAAAAAATGTTGATTTATTAATCAGAATGCTATCTAATCCCGAAAAAAAGGTTACAATCTTAACTGCAAGATCATTGGCTTTTCCAATTAGATACTACTTTAAAAAAGAATTTGGGTTGGATGTTTACCCGATTGCATTGGGTGATGCAAACCCACAAAAGAAAGCAGATTGGATTGAGAAACATATAAAAAATGGATATACTGACATTGCTTTTATGGATGATTCTCCTGCCAATGTTCGTGCGATAGATGCTTTGAAATTAAAATATCCTGATATAACTTTAAAAACTAAATTAGTTGTAGATAATTTTGCTCCAAAAGATAAAGTTCGTATATTTGAATCGGTTCTAAGAAATAATTTTAAAAAGATACTAAACAAACTTCATTAAAAATTTTTTAATATATATTGTATGGTAAACAATTACGAAAAAATGGTGATGGATGAAACCTTGGAAGTTGTTTTAGGTAAATATCGTGGTATTAAAGAGCATAAAAAACTCGTAATTCCATACTTGATTGATTATTATTTAAAGCACGAAGAATACGAAAAACTCCAAAGGTTGAAAGATTACACCGATAAGATGGAGAAATCAAATGAAAATAAGAGTAAAAAAGTTAAAGTATGAAGTAGATTTTGGGGGGAGTGGACAGACTCATATTGTTTATGTATTGGATAACTCAAATCGTCCAATTTTGGCCGAAATGTGTAATGAGTATGAAGTTCCCATTTATATAAACAAGTTTCAAAAAAAATTTGATATAGAAAATGACAAAATTATTTATTCATAACGATAATCATCATTCGTTTGATGAAGTTCAAATGCATTTATCAGATATGTTTCATATGCCCATAACCCAAACTTGCAGCGTTGCTAACATAGTTCATACTGTTGGTAAGTGTTGTGTGTTTTATGGTGATTTTGATATGGCAAACTTATATCAAAATGAGTTAAAAAGTATGAATTATAAAACGGAGTTGGTAAGTGAGTAATAAAAATTTAAAAAGTAGAGGATTGGGTGATACTGTTGCAAAAATAACAGCGGCAACAAAGATGGATGAATTGGCAAAAAAAATAGCAGAATTGACCGGAAATACCGATTGTGGGTGTGATAAACGCCAAGAAACCCTAAATAAGTGGTTTCCCTATAAAAATGGGGAGTAAAATCCACAAAATGTGGATAACTGTGAATAAATGTGGATAAATTTAATGATAATTTAATCTAAAAAGCTTGGATTTTCACCAAAAGTTTCGTATATTTACATTGTAATGATTGATAAAACCCCTAAAATTATGATTTCACCAAAAGTTTCTCGTTTTATTACCCTTCAAGAAAGGGCAAATCGTATGATTGAATTGTATGGTCAATGCTCTGACGAGGTTTGTGATGAATTGATGGAAGTTGCCGATTCTATGACCGGCGATGAGATTGATGAAGCAATTACTTATAGAACCGAAATGGATGAAAATGCTTACTAACGATTGGACGCAGGTTTACATTGAGATGGGTTCTCGTGATAAAAAAACCAATAAATTAAAATATTATAAAGTTACATCGTTTAATCATAAAAGGTTCAGTTGCTCCTGTCCTTCCTATGAGTTTGGACGAGGTTCTGAGTGTAAACATATTAAAAACTTAAAAAGAAAACTATCTATATGGTGATGTTTGGTTCTCTCTAAAATAAAAAGGAGAAAAAATTATGGAAATAGTATATTTTGTATTAGGTGTAGTTTCAGCTGGATTTACATTGATAGCTGTTGGTATGGTTAATGTGAGGAATAAAATTCAAAAAATTGAATCAAACACAAACGATTTTGATGAAAAAGCTAATGATATTGTTCGATTGATTGAATCAAATGAGTTTAACATGGACCGAAGAATCGTAGATGAAATGCGAGAGGTGGCTTTGAAAATTGATGAAACAAATAGAAGCATTGATATTCAAATTCGCGACATTCAGCAAGAATGCGATGAAATCCGGCGAATGATAGACTCTCGTATTGATAAACTTGAGAACAAATTCGGTAAAACAAACAAAGAAATAATCAAAGGTTAAAAATTAAAAAACGAGAATCAAACATCACCATTGTAGATTAAAATATAGTTATGGCAAACGAAGTTTCAAATTATATTATTGTTGAAAATGTAAATACTGAAGTTACTGAAAAATTAAAAGAGATTTTCAAACCTAATAGACGGGAAGATAATCCTTTTGAGATTGATGTAAAGACTGTGGATTTAGTAAATAGAGTTTACAATAATATATGGGCAAATGGTAATAAGGATTATAATAGAAATTGGGTAGTAGAAGTGTGTGGCGCTAAATGGTTTTATGGGCATATTGCAAATGAAGAAGAAACTCGGGTCTCTATTAGAATGGTATCTGCGTGGGACCCAGTTATAGGATTTGTTGAAAAGTTGGCGGAAGTTCTATCAAACATAAAAGAGGATATTTGGATTGAACATACCTTTGAAGATGAAGCCTATTTATTTGCAGGTGTTCATTTGGCGGCAAAAGATTACACATCCGATGAATGGACAGATATGGATGGGTGGGATGTACCCAAAATCCGTGAGGGTGGTACTTACTACGAAGAATTCGAAGATGAACTTCGTAATTTAATGGAGTCCGAAGTGAATTATTATTTAGAATATGTAAAAGACAATAACGATGAGTAAAACAATTTTTTGTGATATTGATGGAACGCTTGTTTATCAAGTCAATTTTGAAGAAATCAACCCTAAGACAAGTATGGTCTTGCCCGGCGTTGTTGAAAAAATGAACAATTGGTATAATGAGGGTAATTATATCGTCTTAACCACAGCACGACCCGAAGAATTACGCCAAATCACAATAGATGAGATGAATATTTTAGGTATTCCGTTTCACCAATTGGTTATGGGTATTGGTAGGGCTGAAAGGATTTTGATAAACAATAAAAGTGTAAAAAACCCAACTGAAAAAAGGGCAACTGCTATTGAAGTTCAAAAAAATGGAGGTTTTGTTGGAATCGAAATCTAATATAGAACTACCCACTGTTAGAAATGTAAATAAGGATAAGAAACGCTTTAAAAAACACCAATTTAAACCAAACGATATGGTTGCGTTTAAATGGTATGGTGAAAGAGAAATTGGTTTTGTATCCGAATGTTACCATAGTAAAGATGGTTGGGCTTGTTATAGAGTTAAATCGGTAACTAGACCAGGGTGTATTTATTATGACTTACAATTGGATGACCCAGAAGACCCGTATTGTTATGTTTCATCCATATTATCAAATTCTCTCACTGGTGGTGAGAAAGAATTAATAAAAAAACGATTGGAAAGAAATATTAAAATAAATCAACCATTAAAAGAAACACCAACGGAAACCAACGTTGATAAGGTTGAACTCAAAAAAGCAATTCAAAAACAAAAAGATTTTATCAATGGAAAATTTTGGTAATTAAAACTTTTTTTCGTATATTTATCAAAAAAATAAAGGAGTTATGATGAACTATAAACCAATGAATGATTATGTGCTTGTTTCCGTAAACAAACACGATGACAAAACAAAAGGTGGGTTGTACAAACCCGAAACTGCAAAAGAAACTATGACAGGTAAAGTTGTAGCGGTTGGAGATGGATTATTTACTCAGCAAGGTGTAAAAATACCTATGAAACTTAAAGTAGATGATGAAGTCGTTTTAGATGGAACAGGTTTTCAAATTAAAATTGATGGAGTAAAATACAATCTATATCGTGAAAGCGAAATCTTAATGGTAAAAGAATAAACGGGTGAAGGCGGAAAAGGGCACAGTTTTACCCAATGGATATGTATTGGGGATGGGGAGGCAACCTCTTGCTTTGACAGAAAGTCAAATCAGGTATGCTATGAAAAACGCACCATCAAACAAACAGGCCGCTGCTTTTTTACGGGTATCATTTAATTCGTATAAAAAATACGCATTACAATATATTGATTCGGAGACCGGATTATCATTGTGGGAATTACAGAAGCAGAAAAAAAGACCCCCACGCGGACAGGATAAAAAACCAAGAACAAAAGCACACAAACTACTTTCTGATATTTTTGATGGAAAGTATCCTGATTATTCAATTACCCAATTAAAAAACCGATTATCAAAGGTTGGACATGGATTAGACCCACCATTTGAGTATTGTTGTCATGTTTGCGGTTATAACGAAAAAAGAATGAGTGATGGTAAAATACCACTAATATTAGACCACTTAGATGATGATTGGAAAAATCATCGTAGAGAAAATCTAAGGTTTACTTGCTTCAATTGTTATCATAATAATAGGGGTAATTTTAGGGGTACACAACCGCAATTCAGAATTGAACGATTAAAACAACACATTTTAAACAAAATAATAAACGAAATAAACCCAAAAAACGAAGGAGAATAAAGTTATGAGTAAAGGAAAACAAATCTTTCACGGAGAATCTTCACGTGAAAAACTACTAAAAGGAGTAAACGAACTGGCAGATGCGGTTAAGGTTACATTAGGACCTAAGGGCAGAAATGTAATTATTCAACGAGATGGTACGCAGCATATTACCAAAGATGGTGTTACTGTTGCTAAATCGGTTGAGTTTTCCGACAACACCATTAATATTGGTGCGCAAGTAATCAAGGAAGCGGCACAACAAACTGCTGATAAAGCAGGTGATGGAACAACTACATCCACAGTTCTTGCTCAATATATCTTTAATGAAGGTATGAGAGAAATTGCAAAAAATGGCGTTAATCCAATTCATCTACGAAGAGGAATGGTGGATGCGGCAGAAGCAGTTATTGGTAAACTTACTAACGATGTATCTGTGAAGTTGGATGATATGGATAGGATTGAAAATGTAGCAACTATATCAGCAAATGGTGATGTTAAAATTGGTTGTATGATTTCCGATGCGGTTAAGGAAGTGGGTAGAGATGGTGTAATAACTGTTGAAGAAGGTAATCAATCCGAAGATGAGTTGGTTGTTGTAGAAGGGTTATTGTTTGATAAGGGGTATTTATCCCACTACTTTATCAACAACAGGGATAAGTTGAATTGCACATTGGAATCGCCAAAAGTTCTCTTATACGATGGTAAAATCAATAAGATGGATGATATTTTACATCTATTGGAAAACGCATCTGCGAAAGGTGAGGCAATTGCTATTATAGCACATGAAATTGAAGCAGAAGCGTTGGCAACAATGGTTGTAAACGCTGCAAGGGGAACATTGAAGTGTTTGGCTGTAAAAGCACCTGGTTTTGGAACTGAAAGAACTGAAATTTTAAGGGATATGGCAGCACTTTGTGGAACGCAGGTTTTTGGTGGTTTGAATGATTCATTAGAAGATATTACTATTGATGATTTGGGTAATTGCGATAGAGTTGTTTCTGACAAACAGGAGACCGTAATTGTTGGTGGGAAAGGTTCGCAGGAAGAAATAAACGCACGAATTGAAGATGTAAGAACGGAAATAAACAAAACAAATTCCGATTGGGAAAAAGAAAAGTTGCATAAGAGGTTATCTAAATTATCAGGTGGTGTAGCTGTGATTAGGGTTGGTGCGCAATCCGAAGTTGAGATGAAAGAAAAGAAAGACCTTTTTGATGATGCTATCCTTTCAACGAAAGCAGCGATGGAAGAAGGTATTGTTCCTGGCGGTGGTTCTGCACTAATTCATGCATCAAAAATTGATGGTGCTGTAGAACTTGGTAATAACATTGATTATGGTATTGGGTGGAACATAGTTATAAAAGCATGTAGTTATCCCTTAGAATCTATTTTAATTAATTCTGGGTATGAAGAACCACATAGTATTATAAATGAAATCAAAAAAGCAGAGAGTAATCATTATGGTTATGATGTAATGCGAGATACTTATACAAATATGGTTGAAGGTGGTGTTATTGACCCAACTAAAGTTGTAAGAATTGCTTTGGAAAAAGCAGTTTCGGTTGCGGGGACACTATTAACAACCGAATGTATGATTGTTAATGAGCCTGAGCAAAAAAGTGAACAGAAAAATACTCAAATATAATTTGAAGTATAAATACATTCAAATGGAGTTAGAAGATGTTGAAACTGATTTCGATACTTATTTGAATGAATTCAACTCTTTTTTTAGTAAATTTCAAAAAAAAGAAGAAAAAGAACCAGTTATGGGGGTTTCTGGTTCTAATGAAGGTGTTACGGAGTATTGGGTTAATCAGGAGACCGGTGAGGTCAGAAATGAGGAGCCCGATACTTCCGAACCACCAAAACCCAAAATAGAAATAGAAAAGAAAGCGGATACGAAATATAAAAAATTTTTTAAAAACATATCAATTAAAGCGCATCCTGATAGAGGTGGAACAAACGAAGATTTTTATACATTAAAAGCAGCCTATGATTCAGATAATTTAATTGGAATGATTGATTTAGCAGTTAAATATGATATTGATTACGAAATTGATTCAGAAGATGAGGTTTTGCTTAGAAAAAATATAATTAATTATGAAGATAAAATAAAGGATATGCAAAAATCATTGGCATGGATTTGGGCTACTTCAAAAAGTAAAAAAGAAAAATTGGATGTAATAAAAACCGTAGAGCAACAAATTGGATGTGAAATTCCGTTAAATGAAATAGAGGATAAATTATGAGCTTTGTAATAGTAAAATACATTAAAAAAAATGTTCCCGTTATATTGTTAGATGGGCACGGAGAAGTTTGGGAGTTTGAAACTGAAGAAATGGCAGAGCAGTATGCTAATATCTTTGAAACAAATTCTGATTCTGGGTATAAATATGAGGTTAAACCTATTGGTAAAATTCACGACGATAATCAACAATAAAATTAAACTATTTATTACATATGGATAAAATTCTATCAACAATCAAAATCATTGGAAATGAAGATTTACAATCAACGCTTTCATCCATTTTCTCAAATCCGAAAGAGGGTGATAATAATTGGTTACTAAGTCAGTTTTACGAAACAACTCACGATTGGGATTATAATTGTGTTGGTACATGCACAACCACATTGAGTAATTCTTTTATTGGTGATGAATCCGTTATATTTTTATCTTCGGATACCGATTTTCCGTATGATTTGATAAATAGAATGTGCGATATTTTTAGAGAGATTGATGAAAACTTTGAGGTAAAAGCAACCTATGAGCATAGTGAGTATGTCCATGTTGGTGCTTTTTACGGAACATCAACAAATTCAATTTCTAGTGAAAAACAACTTAGTTCTTTATTAGAGAAAAAAGATTATGAATCTCCATATACATTGGAAGATAAGGTATTTGCTATAAAAGAAAGTATATTGGAAGAGTGTGTAGAAGAACTTAAATCTGAAAACGCAATAATGTATGATGGTGATTATATTCCTGATTCTGAAGATGAAATGGATAATGATTATGATTATGAAGATGATTGGTATGAGATAAATGATTATGATAAGGACTAAAATATGAAAAAATTATTATTATTATTACTATTTGTATTACCACTATCTATTTTCGCACAAAAGCGAGATAGTGTATATATCAAATCTCCTATATTTGAAATGGTGTATTCCGAAGTATTGGAACAACCAAAATGGGTTAAATACAATGTTCAGTGCGCCCAAAATTCAGTATCTCGTAAGGGGTTGGATTTTTATAAAGAAAAAGAATATTATACATCCGATAATGGTGATTATGTAAGTAACGAATGGGACAAAGGGCATATGGCTCCTGCAGCAGCATTTGGCTGTGATATAAACCTGTTAAAACAAACATTTACTTATCTAAACTCCGCTCTTCAACACCAATCTCTAAATAGAGGTCCTTGGAAAGAGTTGGAAGAATATGAAAGAAATTTGAGGCAGAAATCAGATGATATTTATGTATATATTAGAATAGATTTTAACCCACCACTTAAAAAAGTACCTGGTGGTGCTACTATACCAACTGGGTTTTATAAAACAATTCAATCTAAAAAATTGAATATTAATGAGTGTTATTACTTTTATAATGTGGCGCCAAAATCTACAAAATTAAGTGATTTCATATGTAAATAAAATGAATCAATATTTTTTACAATCTATTTTTTGGAACACCAGATATCAGGTTATGCTTCCTACAACAATTAAGATGATACTAACTTTTGAAAAGTTGGGAATGGAATTTAACTTATCTCAATTTGGTATAATTAATGATTAATGCAAAAGGTTGTTTGTGGTTTACTACGAAATGAGGACAGGGTTTTAATAGGAAAAAGGTTGGATGATAACCCCAATTTTGGGGGTTATTGGGAGTTTCCTGGTGGTAAGGTAGATGATGGGGAAACTGAATATGAAGCCCTTATAAGGGAGTTTAAAGAAGAATTTGGTATAGAAATACAGCCATTTCATCAGTTTAAATCCGCTGTAAACGATACTGTGGAATTAATACCATTCATATGTAATTATGTGAGTGGGAAAGCCGTTAAAAAGGTTCATTCCGAACTAAAATTCGTAGAACTACCCCAATTAAAGAACTACACTTTTACACCTCTTACTGGGGATATAATAAAGTCTGTGGTGGGTTCTTATAGTGGTTTCTTTAGAAAACCCCGTATTAGGTAAGTGTCCAATAAATTGGACAGTAAAATTTAACCTAAATTTAATATAGAAAATTTGGAAATATGGGTTTTCTGTTGTATCTTTATGATGTAAACTCAAAAAGTATATGAAACAACCCCATAAATATACCCAAAAAACACCCATTTCAGACTGGTCTTACTCCGATAAAAGAGCGTTAGCATTACGCGTTTTTCGGTGGTGTAAATCCAATATGGGTGTAAATATGAGAAATCCATTTGCTATATCATTATCTGTTGTAAAAAACCAATATGAACCTAAAACTTATGGTGCTTTTGATGCGGAAATTAATGAGCTGATACTATATTACAATAATGTAAAATCTTTAAAAGTATTAATAACCACAATTATACACGAATACCAACACTCACTTCAACCCATAAAAACAAAATACGAAGTATATTCTAAAAAGTATGGTTATTGGAAAAACCCATTGGAGGTTGAGGCCCGAAATGCTGAAAAAAAGTATTTTAAAGAAGTTCTTGCCTATTTAAATAAAACCAATAAAAAATAAAAAAGTTATGAAAAGTAAATTCGAATTCAAAGACAATCGTCCTTTTAATGTGAAAGCAAAAGAATTTGCTCAATCACTTCTATTTTGGAGAGGTAGAAAAAAAGGAATTATCTACACTCGTGATATTGGGTGGGATGATATTCGTGAAATATTCTTTCCTAAAAACTTTGAGGAAAAATATGGTTATTTAGGTTCAGTTCCTTATGACCCTAAAACAAATACTTTCAAGGCACTTTTACCCTTAGTTCTTGCTATGGATTATGAAGCAAAACCTAAATGGTGTCCTCGTTGGGTATTAAGATTTCTTTATGTATTTGGTGATGATAAATCAACTGTCAGGGTTCGTAATAGGTTTCTACATAACTTATCCAAAAAACTTACTGGAGGAATTACATTATACGACTACAAGACTAAATGGTCGTACTACGATTTAAGGATTAGTATTGCAGCTCCCCAATATCTACAAGATTTAGCTGATGATATTGAATATGGTTACTACCAAAGAGGTAAGAGAGAAGAATTACTACTTAGCATTAAAAGGATTGAACCTGATTTTGATAGGTGGATGTCCACAAAAGAATTAAGCGAATATTTAAATAAGTTAATGGAGGGAGAAGCCAATCGTGTTGGACGCAATACAACTGAAAATAAAATATTAAAATAATGAGGACAGCCGAAGAAAAAGCGAGGGAACTAATTTATAAGTTTTATTATATTTTACCCAATAATGGAAGTTTTATTAGCACAAAAAATCCTGATGAATTGAGGTATAATCAATCAGTAAATTGCGCATTGATTGTATGTAATGAGGTGTTGGGGGAGATGGGTTCTGATAGGGGATATTTATTTTGGGGCGATGTTAAAGATATTATAAAATTAGAATTATCAGGTAATCCAAAATTCTGGCCAATTATTAACGAAAACTTAATATAAAAAATGATGTCTAAATACAAACCCATAGAGATTACACCCAAAGAAAAAGCAGACCAGTTGTTAGAATCTGTCATGTTTAGTCGAAGTAAACAATTAGACTTAAACACAGGTAAATATCAACCAATTCCAACCAACCCGCATTATAAAGAATGCGCATTAGCAATTGTAAACGAAATCTTTGAGTTTATGAAAAAAGATGATTTAGATTCCGAAACGGCTTATTGGGCTAATCATCCTCTTTCTAATTTTTGGGTTGAAGTTGAACGTGAAATTAAATTGAGATGAACTTACTTATAACTTTAGAAAAATATTTTCAAGAAGGTTGGTTGATTAAACAAATTCATCAAACTTTACCTCTGACAATTTGGAATTATTCCCAATCAACCCAATATGAAGGTAAGTGGGACCAAATAACCCTTATGTGTAGAGGTTTGGTTACAGATGATAATGGAAATATCGTTGCTAGACCTTTCAAGAAGTTTTTCAATTTAGAAGAGGGAAAACACACACCAACCTCAGAATTCGAAGTTTATGAAAAGATGGATGGTTCTTTGGGTATTATGTTCAAATACAATGGAGAGCTTGTTTGTGCTACCCGTGGTTCATTTACCTCAGAGCAATCTGAATGGATGTCAAATTTTGCCAAAAAATACAACTACAAACACATTTTAGTTGATGGATTAACCTACTTGTTTGAAATAATTTACCCCCAAAATAGAATTGTAGTGAATTATGGCAGCCAAGAAAGATTAGTGTTGTTAGGTATTATAATAACCCAAACTGGTGAAGAAGTATCCTACAATGAAATTTCTCAATTTGATGGTTGGGATATTGTCAAAAAATACGATGGAATTAAAGACTATACCCAACTGAAGAGTATAATTTCTAACAACCAAGAAGGTTTCGTTGTAAGGTTTTCAAACGGAAATAGGGTAAAAATCAAAGGAGAAGAATACTTGCGCCTGCATAAGATTATGACTGAAGTTTCGACTAAATCTGTTTGGGAGATTTTATCCAATGGTGGTAACATGGGAGAGATACTCAGAGATGTTCCTGATGAATTTTTTGATAAGATAAAGGAATATGAAATGGAACTTGTTTCTAAATTTGATGATATAAAAGATGAATATAATTGGATTTATAAAATCTTAGAAAGGGGCGAGGAAATTTCAGAAAATAGAGCTATCTTTGCCCAGTACGCTAAAAGATACAAACACCCATCCATTTTATTTGGTCTATTGGACGGTAAAAATATAGACCCTATGATTTGGAAAATTGTACAACCTGAATACAAAAAACTATGAAACTAATTTTAGAAAAAGACCAAAGATTATTTTTTACCAGTGATACCCACTACAAACACTCAAATATTTGTCGGGCAACCACAAATTGGAAAGACTCTGATGGTGTTACTCGTGATTTCAAATCCTTGGACCACATGAACAATACACTGGTTGATAATATCAATACTAAAGTAGGTGAGGATGATGTTTTAATCCACTTAGGAGATTGGTCTTTTGGTGGATTTGAAAGTATAGAAGAGTTTCGGCAAAGAATCCTTTGTAAAAATGTTCACCTTGTTTTTGGAAACCACGATCATCACATTCGTAGAAACAAGGGAGGTGTCCAGAATCTTTTTACCTCAACTCACGACTATCTTCACTTGGATGTCAGACAACCTTCCTCAACCAACAAAGGATTGGTAAATAAATTTGAATTTATTTGCATGCACTATCCTATTGCCAGTTGGGATGGGATGAACAATGGTGTGATTCACCTTCACGGCCACACACACTTACCAGCACACCTGAGGGTTGCACAAGGTAGAGCTATGGATGTTGGTGTTGATGGTAATGAATACGAACCTCTACTTATGCAAGAGATACAAGTTATTATGTCAGGAAGGGGTATCAAAAAACTTTGCCTACCACAAGATCATCACGAAAAAACAATTTGAAAATTATGAAAACACTAATACTATTACGCGGCCTGCCTGGTGCAGGAAAATCGACAGTCGCAAAAATGTTGGTCAACAAAGACTACTGTCATAAAGA